GTTATAGGCCGCGACGGCGGTAGCAGCGGTTCGCCAGACAGTTACCAAAGCCCCAACGCCTGAAACGAGTGGCAATAGCCAGTCTTTGTTAGCGACTGCCCACTTGGCGACGTTGATTCCGTCGGTAAGGATTTGGACTAGTGCGTCGCTGATAAGTTCTAGAGCCTTAGTTCCGCCAGGTGAAGCCAACCAAGTTGACAACTTGCCAAGAGCCGGGAGCAACGCCATTCCGACCTTTTCTTGCAAGTCAGCAAAGATTGCCGTCATTCTCATATATGGGTCGGTGTCCGCTGCGGTCTTGGCTGCGCCTGCGGTTGCAGCTGCTAGATCGTTGATTGCGTCTTTAGAACCCTTGAGTGACGGCATAAGTTTGATAAGCGCGGTGTCTGAACCGTTGAACGACTTACCCATGGCTAGGGTCACGGCTTCTAGCGACTTGCCTGTCGCAGCCGAAGCGTCTAGCGCAATGGCCATAAGTTTGTTAGCCGAAGTCACGTCTCCGGTAGAGCGAATGAGTGTCGCGTAAGCCGGGCGAAGTTGGTCGTCCAAGACGCCGAACTGGGTCTGCCACTTAGAGATAGACTTTTCGACCGAAGCGATTTGGTCTTTGTTTGCCCCGGTTGTGTTCTCTAGCTGCTTTGCCAGGATTGCCTGAGCCTTGCTGTCCTCCACGGCTGCTTTGGTAGCGTCTGTTAGTTCGCGAGTGATAAACGCAAAAGATAGACCGACTCCGATAGACGCAAACGCCGACTTAGCCGACTTGCTGAAACCAGTAATCTTCTTGTTTAGTTTGCTAAGTTCCGACTGGGAGCCCTGAGTGGCTTTAGTAAGGTTTCTAAACTCGCCAAGGATTTCAACGTTCAAGACTAGCGACATGGCTAACCGTTCCTCTCCTCTAGCACTTCGCAGAACTTTGCGTATTCTGCGACTGTTAGTTTCCTATACTGCTCCGGGCTGAATCCTGTCGCTAGACAGAAGTAAACCATTCGTTCTATTAGGTCGTTTGACCTTTTGGGTCGGCGATAAAGCCCTCCAGAAACTCGTTGATCTGGTGAACGTTCATGTTGCCAAACGTTTCAATCTTTGAGTCTGGGTTGTTGCGCTTGTCTAGAATCCAGCAAAGTGCTTTAGTCGCTTTGCCTAGTCCCAAACCTTTTTCGAATACGTCCTCAAACGAGCGACCTGTCAATAAGTTCAGCTGCTCAATTTCGTCCATAGTCAGAATGTCGACTACTGTAGCCATTTTGTTACTCCTCTGTGTTGTTTAATACTTGCGATACTTGTTTATCAGTTTATCTATGTTCTCCACGTAAGTCTGTAGAACCTGTTCGCGCGTCAACTTAAGAGCGTCCGCAAAGAATGGCTGCGGCATGATGTTTTTGTAGACAAAGTTCTTTTTGTCGTAATACCAACCCCAGTGGATCGGGTTGGCGTATGGCACTTTCGACGAACCGGCGCGAACCAAGACTTTGCGTGCTTGTTTTGCGCTGCGAATTGTTGCTCGTAGGGCACCCGAACGGGACGGCACTAAAGTGCGAGCCTGCGAAGCGACTATCTCACCAGACAACTGCGACGCAGCTGCTACCTCAGCGTTTGGAACGCCTATGGCTTCTAGTGCTTTGATAGTCTCTCGGAGACCGACGATTTCAATGCCGTCCCGGGTAGCCATTACTAAGCGGTGGTGTCGATTTCGACGCCGTAGTAGATGTGTGACGCAGGAGTGTGGACTGCGTTGTCTACGGTTAGTTCGACTGAGAACTTTGCAGTCTCGTTTGAAGTTAGTGCAAGCGGTGGCAACTGGTCGAATACGACAGTTCCCTTGTAGTGTGGCTGGTCTGCCGACGGTGAAGCGTTGCCGTTAGGTGCAACGGTAAACGCAACCTTGGTGCCGAAGTTAGCCCAGAGAACCTGGTATAGCGAAGTGTCGTCGCCTGAGACGATACCCTCTAGGGTTAGTTTCCACTCTCCGCCGACGCGGTATTCGCAGAAAGTCTGAACGTCGCCGGGTGCGTCGTCTAGGGTCAGTTCAACCATGGTTGCGTCGCAAGCATAGTCGGTCGAACCGATTTTGAATAGGATGTTTTGCGCCTTGACGCGGGTTGAAGCGGCCATTTCGACTGCCCTTTCTTAGATTGTTATTTCTAGTTCCAACGGCACGTTTACGGCTAGGTATTCGGCGTTGTTAGTTTGAAGGTTGTAAGGTGCGCCGGTCGGCAACATACGAGCGTAAGCCGGTAGAGCGTTTACGACGTCGGCAAGTAGTTCGTCTAGTTTTTCCGTCGACTGCTTATTAGTAGCCGTAGCTGCTATTAGGACTAGTTCGACGTTTAGAAAATACTCATTCGACAAGTCGGAGACTGCCAGATACGGAGACCGTGCGTTGATGATAACGATAGGCGGGGTGATTCGTTCCGGAACGTAGTCCGACACTTTTAGCCCTGCCGCTTCGAGGTCTAGTTTTAGTTCGACCTTTGAAAGCGTAATCTCGTTAGTCATTAGACCGCTGCCCCTAGGTAACGAAGTAGTAACGGATAGACGGCGTTTAGCGGGTCTTTAGCAACTCGGATAGGGTTGCCATCGAACGACGCGAACTGAGCCACTCCGTTAGGTGCGCTGCGACGATGAAAGAGTTCCGAAGACGCGATTAGCGTCGACTGGTCTTTAACTGCGGCCGGAACGGTTGTAACCGCTCCGATGTAGTTTTCGACCAAAGCAAGGCCAGCGGTGAGACATTCCTGTGGGAACTCGGTCTCATCGGTGCCAACGTATGCTTGGAACTCTCCCAACGTAACAGACATGATTCGTCGACTAAGCGGTGATGTCTAGTTTGACGATTGCCGAAGCGAACGGCACGGTGATTGCTGCGTAACCATAAACCGAGATTGAGTCGGTAAGGGTGGTTACGTCGCCATCGGTTAGACGGACAGGTGCGCCCGGTGCTTCGAGAACGCGTAGTGCGTTGCTGTTAGCAAGGTAAGCAAGTCCGGTGCCTAGTGACGGGTCGACTACAACTGGGATTCCCCAGATTGAACCGGTTAGGTCGTTGTTTGCGGTACCAATGGTGTTCTGACCGTCGCGGTTAATGTCGACGATAGGACGACCGGCTGAGTCGGCAATCTTCATGAAGTACTTGTAAGAGTCGGCCGAGCAAAGAATGAACTCTGCGTTTAGACCTGAGTTCGACTTGATGTACTTGATACCGTCAATTAGACCCTCGATGACCGAAGCAGCGGTTCCGCCGTCCAAGTCCATAACCTTACCGGTGAAGTCAAGAGCTGCGATTGCTGCCTTAGCTGCGGTGTTAGTTGCGTTCGAGTAAGCGATTGCCAAAGCCTGAAACGCGGTGTCAAGGTAGTTGACGCTTGAGCGTTCGATGGTCTGGCGTGACATGGTGGTGTAACCGCCGTAGGTCTTGACGTTTGCTGAGACGCTGTCGATTGAAAGGTTGCCGAATGACAAGGCTTCGTTCTCTGGGTCTTGCTCGCCGACTGCGATGGTGTTAGCCGAAACGGTTGCGTACTCGACGGTCATGCCCGCAGCTGGTAGAGCGGTGCTTGACCAGACGTTCCATGATGGACGGTTAGCAGCAATTAGGTTGTTGATGAAACCGATGAAGCCCGGAGCCGCGTAAGTGTCGGCTGAGGTTGAAGCGGTACGCGCTAGAACCTTTGCGTCTTCTTCGCCAGCAACTAGAGCCTTTGCGAACTCGCCCTGAGAGCGGAACTGCGGAACGGTTGGGATTACGGTCTGAACGGTCTTTACTGCCTCTAGGTCACGGCGCAATTCTGCGACCTCGTCTAGTGCGGTGCGAACGTCCAGTTCGATGTTCTCTGACATTGATGAACTTTCTTTTTCTTGAACTTCGTCCGGTTCGTCGAGGATTTCGACTTCGTTGCGAACTTCGCTTATAGTTGCGCCGGTGAAGGCTGGGAACGCGACAACTGAGACTTCCTTAAGAGAAACCTTAGTGCGCGTAACCGTGGAGTTATTGTCGCTCCAACGGTCTTCGACTGGCACGAAGCCAACCGAAAACTTGTTTAGAACTCCGTCACGCATGAGCGTTAGGACTTCCTCGCCTCGTGGCGTCTGTGAGATTTTGGCGGTGATTTCGTAGCCGCCGTCGGTGTCGCGTCCTGCGATTACCTTGCCAATTGGCTCCTCGTGCGCGTAGAACAACTTAACGTCTTCGACGCTGTCAATTGCTCCGGCTTCGAAGCGTTCCTTGTACTGGCCGCCGATGTTGGCTTCCTGACCGTATGGAACGGCTAGTCCGGTGATGGTTCGTTCTTCGGTGTCCGCTAGGCGAACCTCGAAAGAGCGGGTTTCGATTTCAGACATTAAAGTCCTTCCTTAGTTCTTACTTCGTCAACGGTTAACCAACCGCCGTCGATTCCGACCTTGTAGTAACTGTAACGTTCTGCGATGTCTGCCTTGAATAGTGACTCGAAGTTGAACTCGACACGAGTGCCGCGCGGGAGACAGTTGCTTAGTGCGTCGGAGATTGCGTCTGTGTAGTTGGTTAGTGTGTGGCGATAGAAAGTTTGGTTCTCGTCGGATAGGTTTGAGTAAGTGTCTGAACCTCCGGGAGTTGACGTTAGTAGGAGACGTGCCGGGATACCCATTAGACGAGCGACGGCCTGAACTGCCTGAGTTTGAACGTCGGTGAATAGTGCGTCCTTTGGTGACAGTTGAACGATTTCGTAAGAGTCGCCTGAGCCTAAAACTGCGGTCTGTCGGTTCTGTTGCTTGTTGTGCCAGTTGGCTGTCATTTCGACGGCTTCGGCCTTGGTGATGATTCGGTTTGACTTGATGATTCCGGTCGGCACTCCGGCTGAACTGAACCAGTTGGCAGCATAGTCGCGCAGGTCAAGAGCAGCTGCGATGTCTTTGTAACAAGCGGCAATTGGTGAGAGCCCGCGAAGGTCTCCAACTTTTGAAAATAGTTTTAGGTGTTCGACGCGGCCGGTGATGTTGGTTCCGGCGTAGTCGTAGATTTTAGCGGTCTTCGCTTCGTTCCAAGTTACTGATACCGATGAGGCTGGCAAGATAGTTAGGTTGTTGACGTTGCCGCGGCTGTCGTATTCCTTGTGCCAAAACGCGTTTCCGTCGGTCGCTAATGAGACTACGGTCTGAAAGAAAAAGTCGCGGCGTGAGTCGTAAAGGGATGGCTTGTTGACGAGTAGCGGGTTCTCGATTTTTAGGTCGCCCGCTCCGGTTGCGTAACGGAATGTCTCGACGGTCATTTTCGAAATCGGGGTTGCGATAATCTGACAAGCACGGTAAACGGCCGTTAGCGATAGCGCGGAGTCTGCGGTGACTACGGTCGCCGAGCGCGACGGAATAGTCGGTTGAACTGCTCGCTTTTCGGTCGTGCCAGTTATACGTTTCCATAATGAAGCCATGTTCTTAGCATACTAGTCGAAAGATTTAGAACACTTGAACGCCGGCGTGTTGCGAACGACTTGAAACGTAGAGTGCCATAACCGTAGACATAAGTGCGTCTATCTCTCCGCGTGATTCTTTGCGACTGATTAGCCAAGTTTCGCCGGTGTACTTTGTTACGCCGTTACCCATTTGGGCGACTAGTAGCGGGTCGTTATTGTGCTTAATGAGCCCTTGCGCGAACATGGCATAAACGGCGGAGTGCGCAGCTGCGACTTCTTTGCCCCATAGTTGCCAGACCGGGAGAGCGGCTTGTTTGAGTCGCTTGCCAAGGTTGCCTAGGACTTTATCGTCTAGGGTGATTGCCCGGGCTCCGTATTGGATGGCAAGACGTTTTAGTTCCTCGAACAGTAAGTCTTCGGTTGGGTTGTTGTAAGACGCGACCAGTTCGGTTTCTTGAATGTCGCCGTTCGTGTTCGCGATGGCGATTACGGCCGAAGTCCAGTTAGGTGCGATGTCCACGGCAAAGACCGCGCCGTTTAGGTTGGTGACGCCTGACCCGGTTGCTGCTCGGAATAGGTTGTTTGGTAGCCAAGACGACGAAGTGCCTGTAATGAATTGGTTGAGGGTGTAGCGACGAACCTCGTGTTCGGGTTGTGTCTGAATGTCTGAAAGCACTAGGTCGATGTCTACTCGTCCACAAGCAACCGCCGGGTTAGCGGCCATGATTGCGGTCGGGTCTGAAATTGGCGCGTTCGCCGGTGCCTCCCAGATAAACGCTCCGAAGCGTTCGAGCGACGGGTCTCCGGCGATAGCCTTTTCTGCCGTCTTGTAAAGGTTGATTAGAGTTGTCGAGTCTTGGTCGCCAGCGGTCGTAATCATAATCACGGTCGCGTCTTTTTGAGCCATCGCGCCTTTAGTAGCTGCCGTCCAGATTCCAGCCTTAGCCAAGTGACCTTCGTCAAGAATGACACGCTTTACCGGCTTGCCTTGAAGCGCGGCTTCTTTAGCCGGGCTAACTTTGTAAGTTCCGGTGCCGTCGGCTTTAGCGATACCTCGCGTCTCGGTTGTGCGCTTGAAGCGTTTCTTCAACCAACCGTTGACGTCGATGACGTGCTTGACTCGGTTGTAAATAATGGTGGCTTGGTCGAGCGATGAAGCGATGGAGAGAACGTCGCCTAGGTGAAAGGTCATGGCGTCGAGTGCGAGCCCGCCGCCGATAACGGACTTACCATTTTGGCGACCCATGGAGCAAACAATCTGTCGATAACGGAGTTGGCCGGGGTAGCGCGGGTGGTCGGCCGGGTAACGCTCCAACATTCGTCTCAGTAACCAGCGTTGCCACTCGTCTAACTCGATTGGCTTGTCGGTCTCCGGCGTAACCCAGCAAAGACGCATTAGTTCGATGAGTCTGTCGCCGTCCGTGTCGAAGTCTTCGGATAGCGGTTGCGTGTAACGAGCCGGAAGTTGAAGCATTAGCGAGTAAGCATTTCAGCCAGCGGGTCATGTTCAACAACGGCACCCTTAAGCGAGCGTTGAAGTTCAAGCACCGTCTTGCGAAGTTCCGCAGCTGTGGACGTATTGCCTGAGTCGTCGAAAGACTCGGCCAGTTTGATGGCCAGCCCGGCAAGTACCAACTGTTCGAAGTCAAGTTGAAGCGAGTCCAACCAAGTTTGTATTGCGTTTGTAATCATGTGTCTATCCTTTCCGGATAATCTAACCCGTTTCTAAAAATGGCAGAAAAAGGGCGGGGTGTGATTTTTGTTTCCAGAAAAAACGGCGTGGATTTTCTAGAAACTTTTTTTGGTTTCGTTTTGTTTTGTGTTTGTTCTCTTGTGGTGCTTGGTGGGTCTTGTGGTGTGGCCTTGTGTTGTTACTTTAGTCGACGGTGTTTGATGTTGACTGGGTGCCAGTGCCGGAGTGTATAGCGGAGCCAATGTTTCCAGTTTGTTGTTGGTCTTTGTTGTCTGTGTCGTGGCATTGGCTGGTCTCCTTTTCTTGACCTTTGTTTTTTTAAGGCACCCCATTTGTTTTGGGACGCCCCCCATTTTGTTAGGCACCGCATTTATGAGGCACCCCCTATTGAAAGCGTGGGTTCTTCCATGTGACGCGTTGTAGTACCCGGTCTTTCTTTCGGCTGTTACATGCCCGGCACATGGATTGAAGGTTGTCGATGTTGTGGTTAGGGGTGTCGCCGTTTGGTGCGATGATGTGGTCGATTGTCCAGTCTTCGCCTTCTAGCTGCTTAGAGCATGAAGCGCAGGTTGGGTCGAGCACGGTTTTGGCGTAGGCACGCGCTTTTGTCCATTCCCGGCTGCTATGCCATTCACTCACTTGTTTTCTTCTTTCGGCCTCGTGTTTCAATTTTTGGTGCCGTGGGTGTTTCTATGCCTTCTAGGTGTTTCATTAGTTCGGTGATTGCCCATGTGGCTGTTCGCTGTTCGAGGTTGAGTTTGTCGATTGCTTTGAGTAGGTCTAGTCGTGCTTGTAGGTGGCCTCGTTTGTAGGCTACTTCGCGCACGTCGTCGAATAGCGCTTGTAGGTTGTTGCCGATTGGTGTGCTCATAGTCCTAGGTGCTCCTTTATCCATTCCCATTCCGTTAGGTTTGCGGCGGGTTTGATTCGTCCGGTTCTTTGTGCTCGTTGCGGGTATGTGCCCATTAGTTCTTTGTAGTGCCATGCGCAGACGCCGTGCCGGGAGTATTGGACGAGGTTTGCGCAGCCGACTCTTACGCAGGTTTTACGGACTGCCATACAATCGACCTCCGTCCGCTTGTTGATTTTCCGTAGGCGATTGCTTCTACTCGGCGAGCGCGGTATAACTCGTTTCGGCGTGACCGGATTCCGCTAGGGGATGAGATGTTGCTGATTCCGCTCATTCGGCAATAGGCCTGATACGCGTTGACGAGTTCTTCGTCTGTCATGCCTTCGTCTAGTAGTTTGACGATGATTTCTTGCGTTTGGGTTAGTTTGTCCGGGTCTACTCGAGCAGCTGCTTCGTGTGAGGTTACAGGGTCGGTTAGTCGTGCGTGTGGCATTAGCGGGCTGCCTTTCCGATTGCGATTAGTGCGCCGATTAGGGCGGTTATTGTGACGATGATGAAGCCTAGGCCGATGATGTTGGCTAGTTCTGCGGGTAGGTTGTCTACGGCGATGTAGGCAACGGTTAGGGCGAGTAGGACGGCGGTAGTTTTCATTAGCCTAGAACCTCGATTTCGAAGCGGGTTGTTGATACGCATTCGCTGGCCGGGTATTTGGCTGCGTAGGTTTCTGCCCATCGGCGGGCTTCGTCTGCGTTGGCTGCTTCGATTAGGTGGAATGAGCCGTATGAGTGGCTGAAACCGCCAATTGACTGTGTTAGTCGGATTTTGTAGGTGTTCATTTTGGAGCCTTTCTGTGTGTGTGGTGTTGCGTGGTAGTTCTATTGTTTAGGGCGTCGCCCATAATGTCAAGTTACGGCGTGTCGCAACCATCGATGATGAGTCGGACGCCCGGTGTTACTCCGTCGTCATACGCTTTAGCTGCGTTCCACGTCACGATGTAACTGTCGTCGATGATTGTTCCGGCCTTGGTTAGACAATCGCCGATTGCTCGCTGTAACTTGTCCACGTCGGGCTTGGTAGTGGCATAAAGGCGTTTGTTGGTTTTCGGTCTTGGAATGTAGAACGTTGCCATTACGGTTACGGCTCCGTCGAACTTTACCCCCGAAGCCCTGAGTGCCTCGTAGACGGCTTGACGCCATTCAGGCAAGTGTTTGTTCGCTTCTACCATTACAACCCGCGTACCCCGCTTGTAGGCGTTTTTAGAGCCTTGTGGGCGAGGTACGCCGGGAATAAATAGTTCCAACATTAGAACGGTGTGTCGTCCGAGACGATTGGAGCCGAGTTTGTAGCGTTCTTAGGCTTTAGCTGCGAAACAGTTACGTCGTTCAATGAGTGTTCAACGATGGCCTTGGCTTCGGTTGCGTCTTTCGGGGTGTATGTCGATACCTTCGTCGACAAGGTGCCCTCTATTTCAATCCAATCGCCCTCTGTGAGCCCGGCTGGCAAGTTGTTGCTGAACCATGCTGTCCAGATACGGTGCCTTTCCTGACCCTTGAAGTCGTAAGTCTCCCAAAACTTCACAATCTGATACTGACCATCGACAACGTTCGAGACGGTTCCGTTTACTTTGATAACTGGCATTTTTTTCCTATCTAGTGATTCTTGTTGTTTAACTTAATTATTAATTACTTTTAAGCGGACGTGGGTGTCCGGTCGTTTGACCATAAATGTCCGGTCGTTTGACCTTAAATGTCCTATCGGTCGACCATAAATGTCCTCTACTTTGTTATGTCCAAGACTCCCATCGCAGCTGCTAGGACAGTCCAAAAGGATAAAGAAACGACTCGTTCTACGGTCTGGGCGATAACCTCGACCATCGTGAGACCGATACTCCAACTCCTCCAACTCCACTAACTCGGCAAGCGCACGACGAACCTGTCTTGTTGAAGTATTGGCGTAAGACGCAAGGGTTTCTTGTGACGGCCACGCGCCCTGTTCCGCGTCTTCGGAGTAATGCCAAGCGATACCCAATAAAACTAACTTGGTTGCCCCTTTGGCTTTCGAATGTTTTAAGACCGCTGATACGGCTTCTAAACTCATGTGTTTTCTTTCCGGGAGCCTATAATAGGTCTTGCCCTTATTGTGGTTAGGGTGCCGCTTTGGTTGCGGCGGGGTTCACTCGTTCTGTGTCGGGTGAACCCCTTTTAACTTATACGGCCTGAGCCTTAGCGGCAAACCCTTCGATAGCCTTTAGCACGTTAACGTCTGCGTTGGCTTTCTTAGCGTCTGAATAGATGATTCGGAGAGCAGCTACGTCGTCCACTAGGGCGCGAGCCTCGTTTAGAAAGTCGCGTTCAATCTTCGGGGTGTTGGTTTCGACCTTGCTCATTTCCTCCCGGCTAGGCTTCTTGCCCTTCGGGCTCATGCCTCCGCCAAGTAACGCTAGTGCGCGACCTGCCGCCGATGTGGCGCAATTCTCGACCCAACTGGTAGCGTTCACGCCTTTAGCTGCGACGTTCTCCTGAGCGAAATCCACGGCAACCGGGTGCGCGTCGTTGACGTCAAGATAAACGCTTGATTTCATGACCACTTCTTTTTCGTTGATGAGAACAATTTCATTTACGATACGGCCGGTCGGGTGTAGTTGTCTAAAGATTTCGACTCGTTCTTGAACGGTCTGATACTCGTTTAGGTTGAAGTAAGCCATCTGTGTTTAACTCTCTACTTGAAGGTTAGAAACGGTTTTCCGTTTCGTGCTTGTAACGATACGACAGGTTCGCCGTTGTATGTTCCGACCTTGACGCCGTTCATCTGCGCTAGGGTGGCGGTCTTGAATGATGTAAACAAGGTGTCTGCTTCGTCGTAACGCTGTTTAGCGTTGGATAGGTTGACCCATAGGTGTCCGAGTTCGGTTTCGCCTTCGGTGAGTCCGGGGGATAGGGTGCGGACGGTCTCATAGGTTGAAGTGGAGCCGTCCCAGTCTGGTTCGGTGTTTGATTCGACAAGACGCTGAAACGCGTGAACTGCTGCCCAAACATTTTCGTCATGTTCGCGGTCATATTCGATAAAAAACTCTGTGTAGCGTCCTCCTGTGACCGCTGCGACAATAGCATAGTCCAACCCGAGAATAGAGAGATACCAATGAACCTGCTCGAAGTAAGTGCGGGGTAGTTCGCTCCAGTATTGCGACGTATGTTTGATTTCAAGAACTGCGAGGTTGCCCTCGTTATCACGAAGTAACGCGTCCGGATTTGCTTTCCATTCTTTGTTGACTTTGTGTTGCCAAGTACCAGTTTCCATTACTTCGACCTCCGGGTGTTGCTCGGCGAATAGTTGCCGGATGGCCGGCTCGAACAACGTCCCCATTCGCATAGGCATAGATGGTTCGATACGGTCGGAGATTAAGCCGCGCTTCTCTGCCCAAAGGGTATACGTCGACTTGAAAGGTGAGACGCCGAGAATAGCCCCGATGTCTGAGCCGGTGATTCCCTTGCGAGCGTTGTGCCACTCGTCGGAGTCCGGTGCGAAAGTGCCTAAAAGTGTTGCTGCGTCTGTGTGTGTAATCATGGTGACTACACTATAACCGACCTAAGACTTTTTATCTTTGTCCGTCTTTGACGACACGCTAGAGATTGCGTCGCTCATAGCTGCGTCGAAAGCCTTGTCGTCGACCTCGCCTTTACCGGCGTAGTTGAACGATAAAGCCATAATCAGACCTAGGATTGACCCGGTAGCACCGAAGACGGCCGACTGTAACGCCGTGTAGCCGTAGATGTTGCCGGCACCTAGAAACGCGATACCTGCGCCAACCATAAACGCGACGACGCGCTTGGCTCGTTTAGGGATACGCTTTAGAAGTTTCATTTCTTCGCTGCCGGTTTCTTTGCTGCCGGCTTAGGTAGGTCGCCAATCAACTTGAACAAGTCCTTTAGGATGGCCGCGCTCGCCGCGTGAGGCACCGGAGCCGGAGCGCAGCTAGCGTGTAGGTGATTGGCACCCGAAGCACTTAGAGCGGTTCCGGTACAACCAATCTTGCCGATAACGGTCTCTCCGCCGACAATACGAGTTCCCCTGGCTAAAGGTGACTGTTCTTGTAGGTGGTTGTATTCGATAAAGTTGTCGTCTCCGCCATTCTTGGTAATAACAGTCCAACCCAATGCTTCGTCGAAGTAGTTCTTGACTACGGTCGCGCTAGTGATGGCGTAGATAGGCTTGCCGGCTGAACCGGTAGTGAAACCCCAATCGCTGCCCCGGTGCGGGTGCTTGCGGTATGGTGCGGTGTTGCCTAGTTCGTCGCGGCGTTCTGCCCCGGCACCCTTGATAGGTTCAAAATAAACGGTCATTTCATACTCACTAACAGTTGTGCGACGGCTACGATGACTCCGCCTAGGACTCCGGATACTCCGGTCATTTGATAGATACGCTTTTGAAGGTCGCGGACATCCTTCTCCAGCTGCCGATAACCGCGCATTTCAGTTTTAACCTCTGTCAAGTCTTTGACAATGGTTATGAGTAGTTCGCGGTCGGTTGTTTCTGCCATGTCTTTAACCTAGTGCGCTGATTTCTTCGACGGTTAGACCTAGTGCTGCGAGTTTAGCCTGTGCGCTTGCTTTTGCGGTTGCGCGGGCTTCTTCGGCTGCTACACGTTCGGCTTCGGCTGCGGCGTATGCTGCGGCGTCTGCTTCGCGCTGTGCTAGTTCTTCGGCGGTTAGTTCAACTTCGGTTGTTTCACCGGTTGAACAGTCGACGACGAGTTTGGTTAGTGGTGCTGTCTTTGCCATGTTGTTGCCTTTCTTATGAGACGGTTACGCCGGCTAGTGAACCCTTTGTAATGCCGTAAAGGGTTGCGGTCGAGTATTGAAGCAAGTTTGAAGCGGTAGCCGACACAATTTTGATTGAAGTGATGGCTGCGGTGTTCGACCATAGACCGGCGGTAATGCCGCTTAGTGAATAGGCCGCGTTGTTTTCGTTTACGGTGTCGACGCTAACGGACTTGTTAGTTGAACCGGCATAGTTCGGAATGTAGAACGTCGAGTTTCCAAAGGTGTTTGCCGTTGCGGTTGTTGCCGGCGAATAGAAAAAGATGTCGCTCGCTGTGGTTGACGCTTTACCTCCGTCGCCGGTGCCGTATAGGGTTCGACGCGTGTATGACGACGTGGAGCCATTGAACTGAATCCAGATACCTGTGTCCGGGTAGCCGTCCGAAGCGCGAGTCGATACGACGACCATTAGGTCGGTCATGGTGCCGGGGATTGAAGTGAAGTCGATTGACGCCGCGCCGCCTGAGCCGACGGTTACGGTTGCGATTTTGGTTACAGACATTAGGCAACAACTCCGTAAAGTGCGAACGTGGAACCGGCCGAAAGGGTAGTGCCTAGCAGCGGCGCGATTGAGATTGAAGTTACGGCTGCGGTGTTAGCCCAACGATAAGCCGACATAGACAACTCTGCGCCGGTAGCGTCTTCGTTGTTCAAGATTGTCTTGTGCTTGTCGGTTGCGCTGTAATCCATGATTTGAGTCTTGACGAAACCGTAAACGCCCGATGTGGCCGACGCTCCGGTTAGTGCGTAAGGGCGTAGGTCGCTTAGGCTAGCGTCTGAGTAGCTGCTAGCAGAACTTCCGGTGCCATACGCTACGACGCGACTGTAACCAGTTGTCGAACCGTTGATAAGCATTTTATAGATGTCTGTCGTCGCTGAACGGTTAGAACGACCATGACAGATTAGAACTAGGTCTCTCATAGTTGCCGGGATTGAGCCGAACGTGACCGAAGCGGTGGCGGTGCTAAGGGTGATGTTTTGTAGTGGAACAAGTGCCGCTGCCATGATTACCCCTTAAGTCCGTAAAGTGAGAAACGGCTAGTCGAAGTGAAGTTAGCCGACGCGCTGGCGGTGATTGTCACGCTAGTAATGGCAGACGTGTTCATCCAAAGACCGCTGTCAAGTTCGACGGCGTTACCCGCGCCAACGTGAAAGCCTGTAAGTGCGCGTGTGACCTTGTTCTTTGTAGTCTCGAAAGCGTCAAGAATGTCGATTACTGCCACGCCGAAAGCGTTAGCGGTTGCCCCGCCTCCAACAACCGAAGTAAATACGTTGATTGACGTCTGAGATGTTCCAGCCGAAGATGTGACGCTAGAACCGTCTCCGCGTAAACGGTGACGTGCGTAGTTGCTTCCGGTGTCCGCGTTGAAGCGCAAAATCATGCCGGTATTATCGGTTGTCGTGCTTGAGTCACGAGCGACCATTCGGATTTGTAGGTGCTTATAGGTTGCCGGGAGAGAACTAAACGTGATTACTCCGCTGGAGCCGGTGCCATAAGCGGTGCTGATTAGTTCGTAATCGGCAGCTGCGGCACCCCCCGACGAAGCAAGTATTCCCAAAGGCAACAACACGTTAGGCTCCTAGATTACCGACGAGCCAGTAAACGCCCGAAGCAACACACTCAACCGAAACGCCCGCGTATTGCTTAGCGGTCTTTAGGTTGCCATCTGCGCTATTGAGGGTAACACCCGAACCAGCTGCGAAAGTAACCTGACCGGTGCCATACTGAGCGAAGTCGATTCTCTGCCCGGCTGTTAGCACGTTGTCAATAGTGATAGTAATCGCGCTGTTAGTCGAACGAATAAGGCTGTAAGCGTCGCCGGCCACGATTGAATAGTTGGCGGTCTTGTCGCTAATAGTCTGCGTCTGAGCCGGAACAAGGTCTGCCCATGCTGAACCGGTGTAATACTGATACTTGTTGACGTCCTCTAGCCAAGTCAACATTCCCTCGGCAGGGGTAGCGATAGCCGAAGTTCTAGCGGTAGACGAAGCAAAGGTCATAACCGTTTGGTCCATTAGATAGGTGTTGATGTCGGACGCCGGTAGCGGATAACCGTTCTGAAAAACTTTTCTAGCCATGATTTAAAACTCTTTCCATAGTTCAAGTGTAGTCGTCCACGCATTAACGTCGATTGAATGACGTATTTTAGTAATCGTGTAATAGTCGTCGATTACAAGCGGAGACTTGGTGTATTTCACTCCGACAGGGGTTCCGGGGGTTAGGAACGCCGCGCCGGTGAGAGTGCCAGTTCGGTCGATAGCCGGAGTCGATACCGATTCGACTATCTTCGTAGGGTTTTGAGCAAACACTTCGTCTGCCCATTTGACTAGCTGCCCGTCCGGGGTTGTATTGATGTCGACGTCTAGGGCGAAAATACCGTAAAGGTCGATGTTGTCTTGGTCTGTCTTTACGACATACTCGGCCGAGTCGTTACTGTTTGAAACTCGCAACGAGTTAAACGTTACGTCGTTATCTGCCCGAACATTTATCGCACTCATACAGAGATGGTCTGGGTCTCCGTGATTGTTGCCAACGGTTAGGGTGCCCGCTGGCGGTGTGACGATAATGCTTGGTCTGTTAATGACCTTTACTTTTTGAGTGTCCGCTTCTATCCAGAAAACGCCCAAACCTGTTTTGATTGCGTCAAGTATTTTAGAGCCGATGATTACTTGTGTTTCTGATTCGGTCGGCAACTTGTGATTTAGAACTTCGGACGCGCTTGACATAGTAAATCCAGCTGCGGTTACGGCGGTTGTGATTGCTTCTAACGGTGTGGCGTGATTGCCGCTGTGATAACCGGTTGTGTCATACAAGGCGACACGCGAGTTCATGAGTCGTTTGTGTGAGTCGTAGGCTCGGATTCTAATCGTATTCCAGTTGTTGCCAGCGGAACCATAGGTGACGTCGATTGAGTCAATGAAACCGTTGAACAGGTACGAGTCAACTCCGGGAGCAACTACGCGAACGCGAATACGCGCGCCGGGTCTAATCGACTTGTTAACGCTTGGGTCAATGTCGAAGCCTTGAAGTGAGATTGTGGCCGCGCCGGGCTCCGGCTGAAAGTAGAGACTTGATTGAATTGCTCCGCCGAGTTCGGTTTCGACTTGGATGGTAGACGCTTCGTATTCTTGCCAAGCGAAGCCGGGTAAGGTGTTGTCTGAGAGTAGGTCGTTTGAACCGATGAGGCTTGTGCCGATGATGAAGGTCGATGAGGCACCGAGTACGTCGTCGCCGCCAATGTATGAGAGCCCGATTAGAAACAGGTTGTCCGCTTCGAGCGGCAGGAACATTTCGACTTTTAGGTTTTGTGCTATGTCGAAGTTTGCTACGGATGTCATTAGCGGAGTGCCTGTGCTAGTGTCGTGCCGGTTGACTTTTGGTAAGCCGCTACCGTGTCAATGATTGTCTTGGCGGTTACGGCCTGAGTGACGTTGACTGTTACCTTTGGCGCGGCTTTGACCGGGCTTGATGAGTTGACCGTAGGGATTTTAGTGTTCAACACGGGTGCTTTAGTGACGGTCGGTGCCGGAGTCGAAGGTGTAAATAAATCACGAATTGCGCTACCGGCTGCGAAGCCAGCCTCCGAAGCGTATTGACCGGAGACTATTTTAATTGCTGCTGTTACTGCGTCTAATGTTGACTTAAGGATTTTTAGAACGGTAATAAAGCCATTGGCGTCCGCCTTGCCCCCAGCGAATACTGCGTTAAGGGTTTTACCAAAGTTTACAAACGAGGTTCCTAGCGCAGCCCACGCCTTGCCCATAGGCGTTACAGGGTTTGTTAGTTCACCAATAAAAGTCTTGACTTGTGGAATAAGGGTAAGGAACCAAGATGACAGGTCAACTAAAATTGGCAGCAATTCTTCGCCGATAGCAGCTTGTAAATCTTTAAAAGATGCAGTTAGTCGAGCGAGTTTTCCAGCATAAGTTTCTGATTCTCTATTCGCTTGACCCTGCGCGTCGGTAGTCTTTTCCAGAATCATCGTCATCAAAGTTTGCGAATAAGCCAACTTATCAGTTTGAATAGCCGCTGCGGTATAACCCTCGGCAGCCATACGAGCATTAACGTCTGACTTCTTAATAGAAACGCCAAAACGTTCTAGTGGGTCGAACTCGCCCTTAAACGCGGAGCCTAGAGCAGAAACTGCGTCGGCAGCCGTTCCTCCAAAGGTTGCTGCCATGTCGGCAGCTAATCCTGTTAAAGTCTTCGTGTTCTTAGATACGTCGACCATTTCCATGCCGGAACCTTTTAGCAGGGAACCAAGTAAAGCCATGTTTCTAGCTGCGTCGGCCGTGCTAAGACCCATCTTGTTAGCGTTTTGAGCAAACGCTTTCATGTTGCCAGACTGGTCTTTAAAAACGGAGTCCAATGCTCCGAACTGTTGCTCCAAGTCTGACGCAGCGGTTACGGCTTGCTTAGTTTGGTCGATGACCCAGTAAAGTGAGAAACCGACGCCAATGGTAGCCAAAGAACGCGAAATAGATGTGGAGATTTTTTTTGTTGTAGCACTAAGGCTAGACAACTGAGTTTGCGCGCCTTTGGTGGCAGCTGTTAGGTTTCTGAACTCGCCAAGGATTTCGACGTTGAGAACTAAACTCATTCCTCTGCGTTCCTTTCGTTTAATGCTTCGACGAGATACTTATACTCTAGCAACGTGAGTTGCCGATACTCGTTAGGCGTCATACCAAAGGCCACGCAGAAACGCGCCATTCGTTCGGCGGCTTTCGCCTTTAGACTTTTGGGTCGGTGTCACCGTTGAATAGCGCGAACGCTTCTTTAAGTGTGACTTTGGCTGCTTGTTCGATTGAGTAGTTCGGGTCGGTGCGCTTGTTAATAATCCATACAAAAGACTTTAGAACTCTGCCGCGGGGATTGCCAGCGTCCATAAGTGAGTCGATTGATAGACCGGTTAGTTGTTCTAGAGTTTCTGTTTCCTCTAGGGTTAGTGTTTCAAAGTTCATTAGTTTTCTGTGCCTTTCGTGGAATGTGTTGCTATTAGTTTATCGATTTGAGCGTAATAGTTATTAAAGACTTCGCTCCGGGTTAGCCCAAGTGCTTTTACGAAGAAAGGCTGTGGCCGAATGTGCCGTTTGAACCAACCCCAATGAATAGGGTTTGCGTAAGGCACCTTGCCACTATTACCTGCGCTAATCGATACTTTGTTTAACGCCTTAGACACACGAATAGTCTCTCTAAGTCGCCCTGTGCGAACCGGCACTAAAGTCCGAGCCTCGGCAGCTACCAATTCTCCAGCTGCGGTTCCTGCGGCTTTGATTTCCGCGTCGGGAACCCCGATTGCTTGAAGTGCTTTGATACTTGCCTTGTAGCCCTTGACTTTAATGCCGGACGCATTGGACATGATTAAGCGGTTGTGTCGATTTCTACGCCGTAGTAGATGTGTGACGCAGGGGTGTGAACTGCGTTGTCTACGGTTAGTTCAACTGAGAACTTAGCGGTCTCGTTTGAGGTTAGCGATAGTGGAGGCAACTGGTCGAATACGACAGTTCCCTTGTAGTGTGGCTGGTCTGCCGACGGTGAAGCGTTGCCGTTAGGTGCAACGGTAAACGCAACCTTGGTGCCG